ATTGGGATGAAATAACCGATAATGAAATATCCAGATTAAAAATGAATTTAGAGGATAAAATCCCGAAACAATTCAATAAATCTAATATTCATAGCTATTTAGATAGTGGATTTTATGAAGATACAAAAATAGAACTTGAAGATGGCAGATTGATTAATATTAAAGATGTAGAAATTAATGATATACTTAAGTTCGGAGAAAATATTTTAGGAATTGTTAAGATAGATGCAAATAATATAAATAGTATTAAAGAGTATAATATTAATAATAATTTTATTACAGGTTCAAATAATTTAGTTTTTAAAGATGAAACTTTAGGAAGATACAATAGCACTATTAACTTGAAAGGTATAAGTAAAATAAAAACAACTTATCTATATCATTTGATAACTGATACAAAAACATTTAAAATTAATGATATTACATTTTTTGATTATTCATTTTCTTTAGAACACTGTTTAATTAATGATACATATGTTTCATCTATTCTTACTTACTAAAAAATTATCTATGAATTATGTATAAGTAATGGAAATGAAACTATTTGGAATTAAATTTAGACCTTTAGTGGTCGTTATGTGTGTTCTTGTAGGTATGTTGATTTCAGGATTTGTTCTTGGTTCTTGTTCACGACTTACACTTGCTGATGTGAAAGAAGGTTTCGCTAGTATGGGTTCTTCTGTTGATTACACAATGGGTCAGGGTGTAAAAGGTTCTTATGATACTCGTAAATTAGATTCTGCTGCACCTAACCTAGAGTCAAATACCGCTGGTGCTCTTCCTCTTGCTCCAGGTGAGATGTTTTTCTTTGCAAAAAACGAGTTTAAGCCTGAGTGCTGCGTACCTTCCTTTTCAAGCGTAAGCAGTGCCGATGGTTGTGCATGTGTAACAAAAGAACAGGTTGATTATATTAACATGCGCGGAGGAAATCGTTCTTGCAGTTCTGTTTATTAAATTAATATTAATTTAAATAATTACTTATAATTAATATTAATGAGTTGTATATCATTAGATGATAAGCCATTATATAGGTATAATGATTGTAGTAAATGTGGATGCAATTTTAAATTACATATAGCAGGACGTTCTGAAAGAAGATCATGTATGTATCATAATTTTGATAATGATTATTGTAAAGATTGTGGTTGTTTTAAACATCAAATAAAAAAAAATGAAAATTGTTTACATATTTATCACGAGAAAAATTGTTTATCATGTACAATTAGTTAATAGGCAGTATTTACAATATTTAATTTGTATCCCATCCATGTCTGGATATAAGTCAATATTATCAACTTCCCATTCATGAGGACAATTCTCTCTTACAACTTTAGTAATATAATTTAATCTCTCCCTTTTTTTTGCTAATATATTTTTTAAAGTAATTATTTCCCTTTCTAATTCACATCTCATTTCAATAAAAAAATTTATATGTTTGTTATCATTTTGTTCCATATTATTATAATTATTTTTTTGTTTAAGTATATTATAAAATGCCTTGCACTGCTTGTGGTTCTTCAGGTCGAAATAAAAAAACTTTTGAATTAAATAAACCTAAACGAAATACAAATAATAAAGTTGTATACTTAACTCTTCAACAAATAGCAGCTCTTCGTACTAGAAAACAATCTTCTAGAAGAACTTTAGTATTTAATTAAACATACATTCCAAATGGAATTTTCATTCTTTCATCACCCTTTTTAATAAGTTTCTTTACAATATCAGGCGTAATTGTAAAGGGATATTCAACTTTTATTGTTGCTTCTCCATCAAATAATTTACTTTCAGGTTTCATAAGTGTATACAAGTTAATTTTAGTGTAAAGAATCTCAAGACATCTTTTGAGATTTCTCACACCCTTTTCACCCTCAGTATATTCATTTACAATAAATGTTAGAGTATCATTTGGAATGATAATTTGACCTTTTTCAAAATTAATATTTTTCTCTATTTTAGGAATTAGATAATCTTGAGCAATTGTATATTTTTCTTTTGTATCATATCCTTTTGTATGAATACGATACATTCTGTCCTTAAGAATAGGATTTACCTTATTTTCATCATTATAACTAAATATAAATAGTACCTTACTTAGATCAAAATCAACATTTGAGAAGTATTTATCATGAAACTGAGAATTTTGTGTAGTATCTGTTAAGTGAGTTAGAATACCTGTAATCTCCTCACCTTTAGGTGTATCTGAAATTTTGTCTAACTCATCAAAATAAATTACAGGGTTCATAGTTTTTGATTGTAGAAGAATATCTACTATTTTACCCCATGTACTACCCTCATATGTATATGAATGACCCTCTAGAAAACTACTATCAGTTGCACCACCCAGTGCTAGGAATGCGAATGGACGGTTTAGAATTTTACTAATTCCATTTTTAATAAGTGTTGTTTTACCAGTTCCAGGAGGACCTTTAATTGCAATTGCTGAACCTACACAATCTGGATTTGCGATCCACTGACCTACAAATTGCATAATTTGCATTTTAGCATCATTAAGACCAAATACACAGTCATCTAGGGTTTTTTTAGCATTTTCCATAAAATCACTACATGATTCACGACCATCTTTAATAGATACTGGAAGGTTATTTGTTATACCAAATGGTATTCTCATAAAAGTATCAACCCATTGTTTGATTTTATAATATTCACCTGAACCTGGATCCATGTATTGGAGTATATTAATTTTTTTCATAGCGACTGATTTAAATTCAACTGGAATATTTGACTCTAGTAGTGAAAGGCGATAAGGTTTTTCAACATTTGAGAATTCATTCACTTCCTTTAATTTACGAAGTATAAGACGTTGGTCTTCAACTTTCATTTCTTTAAAATATTTGAAATCATTCATAACATTCTTTTCACGCAACATTTTTCTAAGCTTCACTACATTTTTATTCTTTTCCTTTTTAGCTTTTTCCTCATCTTTTTTTTTCTGACGTTTTTCCTCTGCTTTTGATAGGTTTTCAAACTTTGCGAGCATGGCTTTAGAACCCCCCTTTTTTTTTGTTTTAACTAAATCTTTTAATTCTTCAATTTCTTGTGCATTGCTTACATCATCTTCTGTTTTCTTTCTTAAATATTTTGCATGTATTAGTTTCCAATTTCTTTTATCTAAATCTTCATCATCTAGCTTAACATTATATCGGTTTCTGGTACATACTTTAGTAATAACTCCACTATACTCTTCATCCCAATCTGCTCCTTTAACCATAATTTTATCTTTTAGTTTGAATTTAGTAATCTTAGATTGTTCCTTTGCTTCTCTTTTTTCTTTGGCTTTAATCTTTTTCTCAACTTTTTCCATTTCTTTATTAAATTTTTTCTCCCAATTTTTATCTTTTTTTATTTCTTCTTCAATCTCTTTTTCTTCTTCTTCTTTATCCTCTTCTTCTTCCCCTTCCTCTTCGTCTTCGCCCTCTTCTTCATCCTCTTCCTCTTCTTCATCCTCTTCCTCTTCTTCATCCTCTTCCTCTTCTTCATCTTCATTATTTACATCACCCATTGTAAATATAATATTAAATTTCATATTTTGATTTAGCATTTCTTTGAGCTCTTCCTCATCATAATCATCATAATCAAAATCACCAGTATCTAATTCTTCATCATAATCATCATCAGGTTCCTCTTGAGCTTCCTCTTCGTTATCACTATCATCTTCTTTTGTTTCCTCTTTTTCGATCTTTTTCTTTTTACGACTTTTTTTGGTGCGTTTTTTATTTTTTTGCAATTTATCAATATTTTCAAGCTGTTTTAATCGTTCTTTTCCAGCTTTTGATGGAAATATTTTTTGGATAAATTTTTGCAATTCAAGAGTATCCATTTCATCATCTTCAGTTTGAATTTCTTCTTCTACGTCAGGTACCCATTCACTATCGCTCGTGTCGCTGGAATCATCTGATTTATTAATTTTATAATTCATTTTTTTATTTTTTGTACGTGTTGACCTCCTTTTAGGAGATTTTGCTTTTTTATCTTTTTCTTCTTGTTTTCCGGGCATCTTTAATTTTATAAGTGAATTTACTTTTATATTTTTCAAAATCAATTTAATTTTAAAATAACTTAAATAAAATACTTAAATAAATAAAATTGAAAACAATCTAAATATTCTACACGTAATATAAGAATGACTGATACAAGTATGAAATCCTCAAGAATTATCGGATTACAATTTAGTTTACTATCACCTGATGAGATTAGAAAAGGATCTGTTGCAAATATCGTATCACGTGATACGTATGTAAATAATAAACCAGTTATTGGTGGATTATTTGATCCAAGAATGGGTGTTCTTGAACCTGGATTGATTTGTCCAACTGATGGTCACAATTATATGAAAACCCCTGGTTATTTCGGTCATATTGAACTTGCTAGACCTGTATTTTATATTCAATATTTAAATACTATTCTTAAGATTTTAAGATGCGTGTGTATTAAATGTAGTAAATTACTCATATCAAAAAATAAGCATAAACATATTCTTGAAAAGATGGATGCTCGTCATAGATGGTTGTATGTTTTCCCAATAGCTAGTAAAATCTCCCGTTGTGGTGATGATACTTGTGATGGTTGTGGATGCAAGCAACCAAAAAAGATTATGAAAGAGGGTCTAGCAACAATTATTGCTGAGTGGTTAAATGTGGATAATATTGCTGATGATGAAGGTAATATTAAAGATAAACTCACAATGAAATTAACACCAGAAATTGTTCTGAAAATTTTCAGGCGTATTTCAGATGAAGATGTTTCATTCATGGGATTTAGTCCTACATTCTCAAGACCAGACTGGATGGTGTGTCAGGTACTTGCTGTACCTCCTCCCTCTATTCGTCCATCAGTTAAGCACGATGCACAACAGAGAAGTGAAGATGATATCTCTCATATTATCGTGAATATTATTAAAGCAAATAATACACTAAGTGATAAACTTAAGCAAAATACAACATCTAAGGTAATTGATGATTGGACAACAGTACTTCAGTATTATTGTGCAACAATGATTGATAACCGTATTCCTGGTGTAGCATCGGTTGCTCAGCGTTCTGGACGTGCTCTTAAATCCATTAAAGAACGTCTTGTAGGTAAAACTGGTCGTGTTCGTGGTAATCTTATGGGTAAACGTGTTGACTTTTCAGCTCGTTCTGTTATTACTCCAGATCCTAACATATCTATTGGACAGTTAGGAGTTCCTAAGAAAGTTGCAATGAATATCACTTATCCAGTTACTGTAAATAAACGCAATAAGCAGTTCCTAACTACACTTATTCTTAATGGACCAGATAAGTATCCTGGTGCTAAGATTTTAGAACGTGCAAGTGGTGATTCCATATCACTTAGATACACTGATCGTGAATCAATTGAGCTTATGGATGGTGATGTAGTTCACAGACATCTTATGGATGGTGATGCAGTTCTATTTAACAGACAGCCTACACTACACAGAATGAGTATGATGAGTCATTTTGTAAAGGTGTTGCATACAGGTTCAACATTCCGTTTGAATGTAGCAGTTACAAAACCTTATAATGCTGATTTTGATGGTGATGAAATGAATCTACATGGACCACAAGATGATGAGAGTTCAGCGGAGTTACGTCTTTTAGCAGCTGTCC